CCCAGCCCTTCCAGAACGCCTCCACGTTGTGGTTCTCCTCCACGTCCAGGGAGTACAGAACCGGGAAGACGCCGAGGAAGTTCGGCTCCGGGGTCAGGAACATCGTCTTCTGCGGGACGATGATCGACCGCTGGAACTGGAACTCGCCGAAGGTGGTGATGGTCTCGCCGGCCACCACGCGGTCCTTGAAGGCCCAGCCGGTGGTGTTGATGTCCCACCGGAAGAAGTCGCGGTAGTCGTACGGGTTCACCAGCAGCCGGGCAGCCTGGAGCTCGTGCATGTCCGTCTGCGCCACGGCGGTGTACAGCGACGCCGGGGTGTAGTAGCCCGAGGTCTCCGTCACGTTGTGGTTCGGGGTGACGGTGTGGTCCGGCCGGGTCGCGTAGTCGTTCACGGCGGCCTGGAGGATCACCATCAGGCGGGAGTCCTCCTGCTTGAGGATCGCCTGCTTGGTCTCGTCCTGGGCCTGCTCGACCGCGTTGATGCGGAGGTAGAGCAGGTCCTCCTTGCGGATGGCCGGCCGGCTCGCGATGCGGAAGAACCGCACCGGAACGCGCTTGCCTTCGAACGGGGTGATGCGGACTTCACCCTCGTGGCCGGACATGATGTACGCCTGGCCCAGGTCGTCCCACACGTCGTACTCGACGGGGGTGCCCGGCGTCACCGGGTCCTCGATCAGCACGTTGCGGGTGATGCCCTGGTAGCGCAGCTTGAGCTGGATCGGGCCGATCATGCCGACGCCCAGGCGACGGATGCCGTTGACCTCGTCGCTGAGGATCAGGGCCATCTTCTGGACCTTGGCCTCGTGCGTCAGCTTGTTGCCCGACTCGCGCCTGGCCAGGATCTGGCTGACGTAGTCGTCCGACTTCCGCGCGGCGACGTGGCGTCCGAGGCGGCCACCACCAGCGAGAGCGATGTTGCTCATTCTGTCCCTGTCTCTCTCGTAGTCTCTGGTGGCCGGATCAGGCGTTCGCCCCACGCAGACCGCCAACGCGGATCTTCGTGGAGGAGACCACCTGGAGCAGTCGAGCGACCGGGTACGCGGTCGCGCCGGCCGTACCCATCGGGCACAGCTGGCCGCGCTTCGCGCCGGAGGTGTAGGCACCCACCAGCACCACGGTGCCGTCGCCCGGGTCGGTCCACGACACCGTGGTGTCGAAGGCCGGCGCGAGCACCTCGAACTCGGCGTCCGCGCTCAGCACCCAGACGGCCGCCGCGTTGACGCCCTGCTCGGTGATCTCGTCGATGCCCAGGACCGGAGCCATGTAGAAGGCGCTCAGGCCGTACGGAGTGCCGGTGCCGTTGATCAGGGTGACGTTGTCACCGCTGGTCTTCATCAGGCACATGCCCGGGTAGATGTCGACCGACTTGTCCCACGCCGGGTCCACGAAGGCCGCCTTCGGAGTGGCCTGCGTGAAGGCGTAGATCGGCCTGATGGTCCGCTTGATGTAGGACAGGTTCAGCGGGGTACGGAGCATATCCGCTTTCCTCCCAAGGCTTCTGCGTGTGGAGGGGCCTCGGGGCTCCCGAACGCGTCCCTCTCCTTCAAAGCTTCGATTGGCGTTTCGGGGCATTGAACAGGATCACAGAAAAACGAAAGGCCCTCAGCCAGAGAATTGGCTGAGGGCCTTTCGGCACAGATTCAGTTCACTCGGCTCACGGAGCCTGGGTGCCCTGGGTCGGGTCGGTGCCCACCGGGGTGCCCGGGTCGCCGGTCACCGGAGTGCCGCCGGCCGCCGGGTCGGTCGGGTTGGTGCCGGTGTTGCCCGTGTCGCCGGAGGTGCCGGTGCCCGAACCGCCGTCGGTCGGGGCGTTGGCCAGCGCGGAGCGCGCGGCGGCGATCTTGGACTCCAGGGTGTCGGCCACCTGCTGGAGCGCAGCCTGGTTGCCGGACTGCACCTCCTGCTGGAGGGTCGCGATCTCGCCCTCCACGTCGGCCAGCAGCTGGTCCAGGTCCGCCAGGGCGGTGTTCAGGTCAGCCATGTCGAGGCTCTCCTTCTGATCGAGCTGCTCCAGCGCGGTCCACAGCTGCGCCAGAGCGGTGTGGAATTCAGACTTGCTGACGGCGTACACAAGGCACCCCTCAGTCGAAGAGGTCCGAAACGTCGTCGTCGTCGACTGCGGCGGTCCGGGCCGGCAACGGGGTCGACCCATTCTGCATCGAAGGCACCGTGCGCCGCACGCCGGAAGCGGTACGAGGCACGAGACGCTGCGGAGCCGGCTGCGGCTTCCGCTTGGCCGCCGCCGTCCGGATGTTCTCCAGCATGCCGATCTCCTTGAGGATGTCGGCGTCGGTGCGGCTGGCGTCCTTCTCGATGCCGGCGGACACCTCCAGGTCGCCCAGGCCCTCCGGCACGATGCCGGCCTGGATCTGGAGCCGGGCCAGCTTGATGGAGGCCAGGGTCCGGTTGATCGGCTCCTGCGCCGAGGCGGTGCGCTGCGCGTTGGCGAAGTCGCCACGCAACGGGAAGGCCACGTCGGGCTTCATCGGGTCGCCCACGCGCACGTCGGTGAGGGTCTTGACCTCGTTGAGCGGGCGCGGGTTCTGGGTGCCGTCGACCGGCGCGGTGACGTCGACCAGGTTCTTCAGGGCCGGCGCGTCCACGTCCATGCCCGGGGTGTAGACGGTGGACACCGCGTCCGCCGCCACGTCCTGGGTGCTGCCCGGCACCAGGCCCGGCGCGTTGACGTCGGCGAACGCCTCCGGCGTCTTGGCGTCCTGGGTGGTCTGGGTCGGGGGCACGGCCGGGGGTTCCGGAACCGGCTGGGCCGGGTTCTGCACGTCGGCGCGCTTGGTCATGGCGGCCACGACCTCGTTCTGCACGCCGGCCATCGACGCCAGCGCCTGGAGTCCCTTGGTCAGGACCTCCACGCTGTGACCCAGGGCCGCGATCCGCTTGTTCTGCGCGGCGATCGTGCTGCCCTGCTCGTCGATCTTCTTCTGCTGTGCCGCGAGGGCTTCCAGCGCTGGGCGCATGATTACATCTACTCCTTCATCATGCATTGTTCCGGAAAACCGGCTCATCACTTGAATGGGTTCGGCTTCTTCTTGGCAGGACCATCCGAGTCATCGTCGGTGTCCTTGTCGGACCCGTCGTCGACATCTCCATCGTCGTCAGGGTCCTTGTCGGTGTCCGGCCGGCCGCCGAAGGGACTGTCCTCCTCGGACCCGTCGTCCTCATCCTCGATGCCGGCTTGGTCATCCTCGGGTGCGGGCTCCTGAGCGGAGGGCTCAGCTCCCGGCGCACCCGAGGAGTCTTCAGCGTCGACCATGCCCAGCTGGTCCGGGTCGAGCAGCTCGCCCTTGCCGCAGGCCGGGCAGACGTCGCCCTCGGCGAAGCCGTTGCCCTGATCGCCAGCCTGCGGGTCCATGGTGTTGGTCGTGACCGGCTCGCCGGCCTCGAACTCGGTGCCGCAGTTGCTGCACGTGAGCATCGGCTGCTCGTCCATCACGCCGGATTCGGCGTCCATGGGCTCGCCGGTCTTGTCGTCGAACCCGTCGCGGTCCTGGTCGTTGACCGCGTCCTCCAGGTCGGTGACGTCGGTGCCGTCCAGGTCGAGGTTGTTCTTGCGCAGGTCCACCTTCTGAGCCAGCTCCAGGTCGGGGTCCTGGAACTCCTTCGGCGGAGCCACGAAGCCGCAGACCTTGCACTCGGTGCCGTCGTAGGAGTCCGACTGGCCGCAGACCGGGCACTCCTCGTCCCGCAGGGTGTCGACATCGGCCGGAGCCTTGGTCTCGCCATAGGCGAGCCGACGCCGGCCCTCAGGAAAATCCCGCATCGTCCTCCGGGCCACGTAGCCGGTGCCGGGCCCGGCGTGCTCCAGGTCGGGGTACTTCTCCTTGCGGAACTCGTCCCACGCCTTCTCCTGGTTCTGGCGCGAGCGCTCGCGGCCACGATCCAGACGGTCGTCGTAGCCCTCGCCGGCCCGCTTGCGCTCAGCCTCCTGGTTGAGCCGCTGCCGGGTCAGCCAGGTGACGGCCTGCACCTGGTGCGCCGCGATCGGCTCCCCCTCCTTCTCGGAGATCCGGTGCGCGGCGTCGTGGTACGCCTTGACCACGTGGCCGTAGTAGTGGTCCTGCGTCTTGGGGAAGGTCGAGTAGTCGTCATCGGACATGCGCTTGCCGGTGGCCACGGACAGAGCGTGGCGGTCGACGACGACCCGGGGGTTGTTCGGGTCCTTGTCGCCGCCGTGCTCGATCAGGTGAGCGAACGCCTTCACCTTCGGGCCGTTGAGCACCTCGTCGTAGTGCTCGCCCTTGAGCATCCGGTCGGCCGCCTTCTTCTGCGCGGCGC